TCGTGTGCGTAAGACTCATCAGGGGCGGCTACAAGGAAATTAGGACCTTTGTATTGAACTTCTGCATCCACCATCTGTTGATAGAAGCGCTTCCAAGTTCTAAGGCGCCGAGTCTTTGCATGTGAAGGCCAGGAAATCATCTTGCGTTGAATAAGGGCTTGAAGATGTTTCCAACGTTTCGACTGTTCTGATGGGCTTGAAGTCAAGGACATGACTTCTGCTCTTGGTAGTAGAAGTTTTAAACGCTGTGCAACAGCATCGCCAACACCATTGGCATCCACACCGACTGCAAGAACATCGTAGTTATCTAGGAAGTTAACAATCTGGTAGTACTGCTCTTCCCAATCGTCTCCTTGCATCTCAAGCCAATTGAGAACACGATGGTCAAAGTAACCAAACTCATCAGGCCTATCCCAGTCAACCCACACAACTGTGACAACAGTGCTGTCAGTCTTACGTGCTGGGTCGATACCAACAACAACTGGAGTTTTGTGCCAAGACTTCACAAGTTCTTGAGAAGTGTCACCAAGTTCATCCATTACAGATGAAGTAACAAACATTCCTCGTTCTAGTAACCATTTGCAGTTGTACGACATTTGAAATTCATCAGAGTCTTCACCGATACGAAGCATTTCTTTACGAATGAACTTCTCGTAGTTAGCATTAAATTTAGATACATCTTTCCAATCCCATTGGAAGTGGTTTTGACGTGCTGCACGTCCTGTCTGTCGTCTACGGTTTAACTGAATGGAACGATAGAAGTTATTTTTACTAGTGGTTGGAGTTCCTGTCTTCACCATCGTACCTGCGTAGTAAGCCAACATAGGTGAAATAGATTTAGAAACAACAAAGTCATCTGCTTCTTGACACTCATCAATAATTACTAAATGAAATGACTTAGATTCAATCTTGGCTCGTGGGTTTGCTGTCATCATTGTGATTGTTGAGCCAGACTTCTTTAAACGAATCTGTCGTGTAACGCCTCCCACGCGTGCGGCTGTGTCATCAATTTCTGGGTCATCCATAATTTCAAGAGCACGCTCTGAACTAAGGCGAGTAACTGTTCGACCAAATAAAGTTTCAGCCTGAGATTCAGTAGGAGCGAACAACCCAACCCAAATACCGTCTTTAAATTTTCCTAGTAAATCTGGATACAACTTAGCAAGACGTGGAAGGAGAATCATCATGGTTGCTACAGTGTCTGCAACAGTTTCTGACTTACCAGACTGACGAGAAGCAAGGGCTGTTATCTCTTCACCATCGTTAATGATGACCGATTCCATTATGCGACGTGCAAGAGGTTTTTGATATGAATGCAAATCATGACCTACAAGTACCTTTAAGAACTCAAGCATCTTGTCAATGAGTTTGTCTACAAACTGTTGAGATAACTCATCTAATGGTTCGTCCTCAAGTTCATCGACAGGTTGTTCGTCCTGTAAATAGAACTCAGGATTTATCTCTTCAAACTTATCTTCTTCCATATACCACCATTAAACAGCGTGACCCACCTTTTGGGTGGGTCAACGCTAGACCTGTAGAGAGGCGAAGCAAAGAAATCATAGCACAGGGGTTGAACGTCTCTTTAATTCTTTTGCAATTGCATGGAATGCTTCTGCGCCCATAAGAACTTCGTCGAGGTCAGCCTCGCTCTGTTGTCTCTGCCATGCCGTTATGTGTTTCCCAATTATGAACATCGACTGTTCCATCCACGTTATCAAGTCTGGGGTGGAAATCGTCGCTACTCGTTTCTCTATCCGAGTCTGGGGCTGGTGTCCAGCCTTTTTCTTCCGTAAAATCATCGTAGGTTACATCCCGTCTTTCTAGCGCCGAATTTAGTGCTTCTTCTTCGTCTTTTATCCCTGTCCATCTACCCAGTACTAGGGCCTTGTAATTAGGCAAGCGTACTATAAAGGGAGTAGAGGTTCTGTAAGGCTCTTCAATCTCTTGAGTCCAGCCACGTACAATGACTTTTGAGCCCCATTCATAAGGGAACTTAGTGACTTGTACAAATAGTGGTCCAATATTGTGAGCCTTTGGCATTTATCTCTTTCTTGGTTTATTTGCCTTCGGTGTTTTGGGCGTGTTCTTCTTAGCCAATCTATCGTATTGCTTTGCATTGCGCTGTAACTGCAGAGTTCTAGTTAACTTATAGAGGGCTGTTCGTGCATAGGACGGTAGGCTGTTGACGTTAGCAGCACCACGTGGTTTGTAATCTAAATTTTGATAAATGTACTTGCCCTTGGAGACTCGTCGTTTAAAGTCTTGCCATTCACCCACAGTAACTTCGTAATAGTTGTAGTAGGTACCGTCACGGAATACAACTGTGAGAACTGAACGATTGCGGTCATAACCTGCGGCTACAGTACGCGGCCTATCTGGATTACTAGATGATGTAGGAACCAAAGATAATGGGGCTGGTGCATCTGATTCGCCTTCTTGAGGTCCCTTTTGACCTGGAACTACAACTTCACCAGTATCTAAATCTTCGTCGTAGTACTTACGTCCTCTTGACCTATCAACAAAGTTTCCTTGCGCATCTACATAGTAAATGTCTTCACCAAGTGATGGGAATACTGCTTCACCAGCCTGATTGCGATACGCAACTTCACTTGGAGTTTGCGGGTTGTAGTACCGCATAGTGTCTGTGGCATTTAATAAAGAGATAGTTTCAAAAAATTCACCGCTAGATGCTGCTGTAGGAAGCGCAGCAAACGGACTTTGGAATCCGCCCTCTTGAGATAGAGCCTTCATCATTCCTGATGTTTGTCTTGGACCAAATCCAAGAGGTTTTCCGATGGCTCCTAGTAATTCTTGAGCAGAGGGGAGGGCAGCAGCACGTTTGCCTGCCGCGCCTCCTCCTCTGATTCTTGCCATTTAGTTAGTTTATGCCCAAGGAGTAACAGTTACTGCCTGACCAACTGCGAGTGTTGCTGTACCTGCGGCAACGCTTTGTGTCTTAATTGTTCCTGAGACAGCAACTACAGAACCTGAAAGTCCTGTTGCTCCGTAAGAAGTTGTTGCTGTTCCTGTAACATCAAACTGATTTGAGTTAGGAACATTTGCAATTGTCCAAGTCTCATTGAATTCTGCATCAAGACCAGAAACAGTTACTTTCTGATTTACAGAATATCCATGGGTGCTTGCTGTAAAACGAATTGTTGTAGCGCCTGTTGTGCGTGATACTGCTGTGACGGTCTTTGCGCTGTTTGTTGCAGCAGATGCTGTTGTAACAGTCATACCTGCGTCATCAAGCGTGTCGACAGCGGTTGCTGTGACAACACCAATTACAGATGGAACGTTGATATAGCCAACGCCTGCTCCATCGTCATTTGGTGTGTACAGTGGATAGCCATTCCATCCTGCATACGCAATTACGTGGTCGTTTTTAGTTGCATCAAGGTCACCTTGAGTTCCTTCAACACGAGCATCGTTTGGCTGCATTGGGAAGTTACCCCATACGAAGTCGATTGCGACTTCACCTGCGGAATCTAGAAGATTCCCATTGTTATTAACTGCCATTAGTTTTCTTCCTCACATGTGTGGTTGTCTAGTTCAGTCTCAAAAAGCACTTCTTCGCAGTCGCGACATTTGAAGAAGCGAACTTCATCTAGTGCTGGGTGTAAGGAATCCGAATGTTCATCGCCGTAAGCCATCTGAGGCCCTGCTAGGACTTCAGGTGGAAACGGTCCTCTTGGACTGTGTGAGGACGATGGTACAGCATGTCCTTGGACTGCGAACTTACGAATTACCTTCATTATTTTCCGCTGCCTTCTTAGCCTTCTTCTTTGGCTTCTTTGGTTCTTCTGTTTCTGGAACAGAAACCGCTTCTAAGGCTGCGGCTCTTTGAGCAACAAACTCATCTGTAGTCTTTAAGTTGCCTGCACGCTTGCGAGCATCCAAAAACCTTGGCAAATGCTTACCGCAATACAGAACTTCTTTCTCTGCCGTTATTTGATAGACAAAGAGAGCACCAGCATCGCAGTTAGCGCACTTCATTACTTGGCCTTCTTTGCCGTCTTCTTCTTAGCAGGAGCCTTCTTCTTCTTTGCAGCAGGCTTTGTCTTTGGTTTGAATGGAATGTCTGCCTTTTCAGTATTGGCAGCAACTTCTTCTAAGAATTTTTTCAATGCCTTGTTAGGGTCTTCCATTAGACCTAATTTAATCAATAGTGTTTTAAACATTTAGCAGTCCCATGCTCGTAGTGATTTGTTAATCCGACTATTAGGGTCTCTAGCAGTCTTCGAAGAAGTATTCTTCTTCTTCATTCCTTCCATCCTAGCGCAGAAGGACTTACGGCGTGCTGCAGACTTCTTTGACTTCTTTGCCTGCTCACGCTTTACAGGTGGTTTAAGGTCAGAACCAGGGTTCGCACGCTCGTATGATTTGCGTCCCTTTTCATTGAGACCACCCTTTTGGTTCTTGCCTTCTTTGCGTTGCCATGCTTCTGATTTCTTTGCCATTACCAGTTCACCCCGTGTGAGAATTGTTTGCTGTCAAGTATTGGAGCGCCTCCAGTCATGGGACCAGGGGTTGAGAACAACTCACCGACTCGTCCACGTACTCGATTGCTCAAATGTGGATGGTCTTTGATTGCCTCTAATTTTCTAAAATAGTCTACAGAACTCAATCCAAACTTTGTATTAATTGCTGTGTCTCTGTCTGCAACGCTTTTGAAACGGCGAGCAGAGAATCGAATAAGTTCTCGGTCTTTGTCTGTCAATGGAGACGTTTGTGAATCAGACCCAACGTTAAAATGTTCGTAAGACATATCATCCTTATTTAAAAAGGCAGGCATCAAGCACCGCCTGTGAATTCAACACGATGTGGGTTGCCTTTTGCAGCACTAACAGCCTCTTCAAAATGTTGAATCTTCTTCTTTACTTGCTGATATTCAGGATTTG